TATTTCCTTGTAATCCTGTAGGTCCTGTATTTCCTTGTAATCCTGTGGGTCCAGTAGGTCCTAATGGTCCTGTAGGTCCTGTATTTCCTTGTAATCCTGTAGGTCCTGTATTTCCTTGTAATCCTGTGGGTCCAGTAGGTCCTAATGGTCCCGTAACTCCAGTAGATCCTGTGTTAGACGATGTGCCTGGTGTTCCCTGAGGTCCTGTATTTCCTGTTGGTCCCGTATTTCCTTGTAATCCTGTGGGTCCAGTAGGTCCTAATGCTCCTGTAGGTCCTGTAAATCCAGTATAACCTTGTAACCCTGTAGGTCCCGTGTTTCCTTGTAATCCTGTGGGTCCAGTAGGTCCTAATGGTCCCGTAACCCCAGTAGCTCCTGTATTAGACGATGTGCCTGGTGTTCCCTGAGGTCCTGTATTTCCTGTTGGTCCCGTAACTCCAGTAGATCCTGTGTTAGACGATGTGCCTGGTGTTCCCTGAGGTCCTGTAAATCCAGTATAACCTTGTAACCCTGTAGGTCCCGTATTTCCTTGTAATCCTGTTGGTCCAGTATTACCAATACTTCCAGTATAGCCAGTGTTTCCAGTAACTCCAGTATAACCTTGTAACCCAGTAGGTCCTGTATTACCAATACTTCCAGTAACTCCGGTGCTTCCTTTATCTCCAGTATAACCTTGTAACCCAGTAGGTCCTGTATATCCTGTTGCTCCTGTTGCTCCTGTATTTGATGCTACTCCATCGTTTCCTTTAGGTCCAGTAGGTCCAGTTGGTCCAGCTGTTCCAGTAGCTCCAGTGGGTCCAGGAGGCGGCAATGATGTTTGAATTAATGAAGGGAATCCTGATTGAAATCTCAATATAATATTAGATGGTGTCAATGTTACTGTTTGTGCTAATATTGTAATTAATAATGTAGAATTTGACGTCGACAAAAATGTTTGTGGTATAGAACATGGTATAGATATTTCATATGGTACACCACCATTATAATTAACTAAAACTTGTGAAGACGTAGCGAATACAGCAGAGGGAGTGTATGAACCAGGTGGTGTATACTTAACAGTCCAATACATTCTAATATTTTGATCTACTGTAGAAAATCCCCAAATTTTCATAGTCCAATTTGAAGACGCAATAAAAGGAGAAACTAATATTCCCGAAGTAAAAGCAAATTGTGCCCCACTAGGATCAGTAGCACCAGGAAATGTAATTGGAGCATATGTAGTTGTAATTGCTTGATTAATACTTCCTGTTGTGCTTGTATTTAAAATTGGTGATATTACATAAAAAATTGGGTTAATTGTAACTGTTTCTGATGGATAATTCATAAATAATGGTATTCCGGCAAAATTTTCTCCAGAAGGACCTATACTTCCGGTAGGACCTATACTTCCGGTAGGACCTATACTTCCGGTAGCACCTACACTTCCAGTGGGTCCGCCTTCAGGACCAGGAGGACCAATTTGACCACTAGGACCAATAGGACCAGTTACACCAGTTACTCCAGTGTTTCCTATATTACCTTGAGGACCGGGTGGACCTGCGGGACCTACAATACAACAACCTTGTCTTGAATTTAAATACTCATTGTAACTGCTATAATTTTTTGACATTATATATATTATTTATAATTTATAAATATAAATAACTTATTAAATTAATATTTTTACGATGAGGGAAGCGGTGCTAAACAGAGCTTTATCTCCCCAAGACTAGCTACATTATACTTCACAACAAGAGGCAAATCGTTTTCAAGATAGACCTCAATTTGTTGGCACAAGTTGGTACATTTAATGAAGTAACCCAAGTTCTTAAGAGAGAACTCGCCTTGAATAATTTTAGATGAATCCTGCTTCAAAATAAAGCCCATGCTGCCATCAGATTCGGCACGATGAATTTCAGCTGAAGCAAATTGTCCAGAGCATTTGAAGATAAGCTCGTTACCAACAGACTTAATTTCAAGCTTATCAGAAATACAAGAAAGATCCCTAATAATCTTTTGGAAATCAGCTGAAGGGAGGTTGATAATAGAAGAGAACTTAACATCAGGATATTGAAGCTCTTCAGGCTCGGGTTCAATAAGGCGCAACTTTTGAGTCTTACATTGCTTAATCTCTCCATTTTCAAATTTCAATGCTAAATGAGAAACAATTCCATCAACATAATCTGAATTTTCAATGTAAATAGTAAGTGTATCATCGTTGTCAATTGAGTTGATTAACTTAAATAGATGAAACATGTTAACCCCGATAATAATTTTTTCCTTTTTACATTCATAGAATTCAAAGTTTTGCGCAGCTAAATAAAGATGAGCTAAAATGGTATGAGACTTATCCATATTAATAATACGAATACCGTCGGGTTCGAAAGTAATGTTTGTTTCTAAAAGAATATCTTTGAGAGCTGTCATTAAAGTTCTAAAAGGAGCAATTTGTACTGTTTTAATAGTTAAAACATTACCATCAGTTTGTGTGGATACCTGGGTTTTGCTTGAAAATGTAGACATTATACTATTTTTATTTTAAAATCTTTAAATACTTATGTATCTAAATATTTAACGCAATTAAATTAGAAATTATTTATTTATATTTTTTTTAAATATTCATTTACGATATATGATAATAATAGATTGTTATTCAATACCAATATATATATTATTTGATTACAATGTGCCTAATAATTTTAACTTAGATGAAAAAAATTATGAAAAAAATAGTTTAATTTTTTTATTAACATCTTGGTATAAATCACATAACGTTTTTAAGATTGTAAATTCCAATAAAGAATTTAATATTGTAATATTAGCTAATTCATTAGAAGAAAAGAATTTTTTTGAAAAGAAAGTAAGTTGCGATGTATTATTTTGTAATCATAATGCTTTTTTAGATGAAAAAAAATATATAATTTATAATTCACTTCATAAAAAATACGATATGGTAATAGACAGCGCTTTTCATGAATATAAAAATGTAAATGTCGCAAAAAAAATACAAAATACAATACATATTGGTTATTTTAAATATGATAAAAGAAATACAGACGATAAAGTAATCCCAAATTTTGGAACATTAGTAAATTTTAAAAATGGAGAATATACTAAACTAGATAAACAGTTAATTAATGTTTATTATAATCAATCTCTAATGGGAGGACTGTTTTCAGAATGCGAAGGTGCTTGCTTTGCTTCATCTCAATATTTATTATGTGGGTTGCCTGTCATATCTATAAAAAGCGTTGGTGGAAGAGATATTTGGTATAATGAACATAATTCAATAATATGTGAAAATAATGAAGATTCTGTATATGAAGCTGTAGAGTTAGCAAAATCAAAAATAGTCTCTGGAGAATTTAATAGAGAGAAAATAAGAGACCTACATCTAAAACAAATGGATGAACATAGAAATACACTTATTGAATACATTAATAAAAGATTGCTTAATAATGAAGAAAAAATTATTGATATTAATGATATTAAAAACCGGATGGCATTTTTTTAAATAATATACTTGATTATTAATTATATTATTTAATTGGGAACAGGAAAGGGTCGTTGATTCTTTTCAATTACTAAAGGTTCTGGAACAAAAGTTACACCTTTTTCGTATATATTTGCTGAAGCTAATTTGTTAATTTCAGGAACAAAACAAGGCGCTGGATTTACTAAATTAGTTGAATTAATTCCGAACAAAAATGATTCAGTATCGGCAGCATTATAGGAGAGTTTATTCCAAGGTATTTGAGCAGGCATTAGTCCGTTACCTGGCAATCTTGTATTATAAGCAGCACCGTATTGTGAGTTTGGATAAAGTGTATAAGTTGCAGATTGTTTAAATTCTCTTTGTTCTAAATTATAATTACCAGGAGTATTTCTGTTTCGTGTAGAAGCCATTTATATATACCTGTAAAAGAATAAAATTAAAAATAATACTTCTTAAAATATAATACTTCGTAAATTTGCCATATTTTGTTCAGATATAATACCAGTATCAATTAATTCACTTATACAAATATGGGTTAAATACATATAATCATAAGAGAACATTAACATTAATCCAATTTCTTTATCTATGTTTAAAAATTGTCCAGATAATTTAATCACACATTCTTGAATAAATGGATTTTCGCTTATCTTTTTATACAACTCATGAATTATAGTCTCCATTTCTGAATCATTAAAATCTTCCATTCCTAAAATATTTAATAATTCTTGTCTGTAAAGAACATTCCTAATAAACTCTTTATCATTGTCAGATATATTATCATCTACTGAGAATACATCTGGTGTGTTATACGTGCAAACAAATTTAGTATTATACATTAGTTTATCTGTAAATTAATATTTAAATTATATTTTGAATATTAATAAATTTTTGTTTTGAGGGTTTTGTCCTTAAGCATATTGATAAGTTGAATGCTTATTGAAATAATCACTATCACGAGTTAATTCACGAGATGGAACACCACCACGAATCCAGCCTTGAGCAGCATCACTTTCAATAGTAGAATTTTTAATTTTCTCTTGAACAGCAGGTAAAAGAGGAGTTTGGTGATACTTAATGTAACTCTTCTCGCTTAAATTATTTACACTACGTTTGTTAACAATTTGCTCACCTTGTTGAATTTGAGCCTCCATGATAGGATTTACTGAACCACGTCCTAAATAAGGAACAGTGGCAAAAGGGCGTTGAAATAAGTCAATACGGCATCTAGGATGGGTTTGAATTGTTCCAATTTGAAGCATAGATGAATCATCAATATTGCATCCACCGGCACCAGAATTGAAACCACCATTATACATAATGCCAGGTTGAGTGGTTGCTAAAGCAATAGGATTTTTCATTGAGCAATCAGAAGCAAAATAATTTTGTGTTTGATAGTTACAAGATGCTACATTTTGGATATCAGTTTGTGATTTATTGCAATCGTCAAGTCCAATACGAGACATATTTTGAAAGGTATAACTAGAGATATTAGCCATTTATATAATTATAATATACATTATTTTTTACCTAAAACTAATAAAAGCATTATTAATTTTTATTTTTCTGGTCTTAGATTTAAAAAACAAGACAATAAATAAAATAAACAAGGGTATATGTAGCCTTGCTTAATATAATGTGTATCTGTAATTGTCTTGTACACGAGCAAAGGCACCTTCTGGAGTAGATTCCTTAGCACTAGGCATTGTTCCATATAAGAATTGACCAAAACTTGCTTGGTCTCCAGGTTGAACACGAGTATTAGCTGTGCTAAAAAATGCTCTATTTGATTGATCAAGTTCAAACTCTTGCCATAAGTCACCGAATAATTGTTTATTTGTATTTTTAATACCTGGGTTCATCATTTGAACAGAGCGCTTAACATTTTTGGTTATGTCTTCATCAACATCAACGTTAAAACTAGGAGGAGCAGATTTTCTCTCTGGGTCGTCATTGATTTGAGTTAATAAAACATTGCTAAATGGATTCTTTTTGGTTCCTTCCTTAAATTCTGACTTCAAAACTGAATCTAAAGTAACTGGATTAACATAAGATGCTTGATTTTTATCAAACATTCCAGTAACTTCGTTGCTTTGAACTTGAAATCCTTCATTTAACATTTGTTTGGTAATTTTTTGTTTTCGCATGTTAAATAGTACAAAAATAACAGCTAATGTTAATCCTCCAACAAGCAAAATTCTTTCAGACATAGTCAAAATATATCCTAAAATTGTGATTAAGATAACAAGTCTTGTTATAGAATTTAGTTTTTGTTCATAGCACATATTTGTTGTAGGCCATAGTTCTAAAATATATTCTTTATTAAATAAGACCGTGGGATCATTGGACCAAAATTGTATTGTCATTATATATATATTAACTATTACTTAATTTTTATAAATTTTGTTATAAAAATTAATTATTATTAAATTTATTTTTTTCCTTTCTTCTTTTTCTTACCATCATTATTAGGTTGTTGAGGTTTTGCTCCTCTTGGCGTTCTCTCTACTTTTTCAGCAGAATCAAATAATTTTAGTAATTCTTCTTCAGAATACTTTGGAGCTTGTTGGGCTTGTATAGCATATTGAGCTTCTTGTTCCGTTTTTAACTTTGCGGCTGCTTGAGACTTTGCTATAATTCTTTCTTTAGTTTTAGCCATTTTCATTTTACTATTTAATTGTGCTTCCATTGCGGCCATATTTACCTTTCCACCTTTTCCACCCAAACCAGCCATACCAGCCATACCTGCCATACCTCCCATTCCCATTTTACTTAACATAGCTTGAATATTATCCATTCCGGGCATATTTTTCATTTTATTCATAATCTCAGTAGCTTCAGCAATTAATTCAGACTCTTTAAGTTCACCTGATTTCATTTTTCCATCTAATTTATTTCCAACTGTTTTAACCAATCCCATAAGCTTAGTTGGATTTTTCATTAATTTTTGAAATACATCTTTCATGTCAGTCGCGTCTTCAAAATCAACATTTAAATTAGAAGCAGCTTCTTCAGCAATTTCTCGGGCCAATTGTCCTAATTTACCGTCTAACATACCTGTAATGTGATCGTGAATTTGTTCAGCATCTGGCATATTCTCCATATTGATTCCTGAACCCATTCCTTGTCCTAAATTTCCACTTGTATCAAACAAGTTTTGCATATGAGACAAAGTTTCTTCTAATTTACCCTTAAATTCTTCACCGTTAATGGCTTCAAACATTTTTGCGGTATCACCAAAAGCATCTTTGTTATCGATTGTATTAATGATTGCAAACATAATTAATTGGAGATATTTCCAAATTGTATCACGGGTATTTTTAGAGATCTCACATTGCCATAAGTTTTTGAAATGAATATTTGGTAAAAACTCAGTATCAATATCTGATTCTTGTTTAAACATGTCTTCATTTTGGTATAAAATATCAAAAAATCTTGGTGGGAACTTTTTCTGACAAAAATTAAACAACAATTTAGTTGAT